CGGCAGTTACTGTAGTTGAAAAAGTTCCTGTTCTAGCAGTGGTTATCGATATAAAATCGCCCAATTCGAGTAATGACAATTCATGTTGCAATAATATAGAAACATTGACAAAGCCAACGGCATTACCACCCCAACTTCCAGAATTATAATCAGTTGCTATAGCGAAGTTATTAAATGATCTAATATCATTGATGGTGCTACTAAATGGTAATGTTAATACGCCATCAGGACCAAAGGTCCATTTAGGTAAAAGCGCAGTACCGGATACTACTACATTTGTAATAATGTCATTGACTGTGGTAACAGTTAATAGGCAGTCGTTGGCAGGGGAAGTACCGCCTAAGTCTACACCCGATATTGTATAAGTTGGATTAGTTCCGTTCTGTATAGATGCTGGATAACCACTAACTGAATATGTTCCATCGTTGTTAATATTGACAGTAGTAATATTAAAATATCCAGCATAAGTTCCCGGATGAACACCGTTTACACTGCCATTGCCACTTTCAAAATACGCTGTGTAAAACGGACCATATGTAGCAGGTAATTTAGTTTGTATTGTTAGTGGTGTATTAGATGTGGTAATAGCATTGTTAGGGAATGAAGTTGTACCATCTGAGCCAAAGGTCCATACTGTTGTTAATCCGTTGTTGCCAGTGTTGCCTTTGCCTTTTAATGCTATACTGAAATTAGCACTATAGGCATTATCGTCTACCGCTTGAAGTCTAACACCAGGCAAGCCGTTACCTTGATCAACATAAGTAAAGTAATCGATAGCACTACCAGTACCTGCGTTGCCTGCGGTGTTGATCAAGTTCAATTGTGTTTTAACTTGACCTATTGGTCCTGTGTTGTTTAGATTCAAAGGAGCAGGAGTTACAAGGCCTATGGTGTTGCTGCCACCATAGATTGGTCCAGGAGCTGTAAAAGAACCATCTGTGCCGTTGAACAACCATTGTTTGGCATTTGCCGCAGAAGTCGCTCCTGCTAATAGTTTAATATTTCCACCTGCACTTTGAGCAAACAATACTAATGCTGTAGCATCAAGTTCTTTAATAACTGCTTCAGTATATGTGTTAGTTGGTAAAGATAGTTCACCATCCGCACCAAATACCCATTGATATTGATTGTTATCAAAATCTGTAGTTAGTGTAATATTATTTGGTGCTACATCAAGTTGTGTATTTCTACCACCACTATCTACATCTCGGTTTTGTAGACTAATGGTGACACCACCAGGTTGTCCTTCTACTGTAGGATTCCATGCTGTAAGATTTAAATCATTACCGTCTTGTGGTTTAATTTCACTACGAACTATGACTACACCGTTTTCAATGGTTAATCCTAGTACAGGATTATTTGATCCTTCTGTGTTATTGGCGTTTGTATAAAAATCAAACGCATTGCCGGCGCCGGCGACAGTAGCATCGTCATTGTGACGAGTTCTAATAAAGTGTGTCTGAAGTGTTGATCCGTTGAATCCAAATAATATTTGATTCCAACCATTAGCTCCATTGAGGTCATCACCGTTAGTTAATTTTACGGTATTTTGAGGAAACTGTGTAGTACCATCAGGACCAAAGGTCCAAGTATAGTTATGAGTATTAAAGGCTGTTTGTATGAAAGCATTAGTGTCGTCAACACCCACATAAGTTTCATTGTTGTTGCTGGCAAATTCAATATAATTTCCAGGAGCCGCATAAAAGTCAGCACCAGTGAAAGAAGATAGATTAGGGAATGTTAAGCCACCGCCTGTGCTTAATATCAGTTGCTGGTCCCCGGCGGTTAATCTATCAATATTAGTAAGTTGGTCAATCCAGCCTGTGTCGTAGTCATCACTAGACAACTTGGCCAATACTTGACCAATGGTTCCGCCTGTGGAAACACCTGGTCCAGCAACACCAGGAACCCCTTGCTCACCTTGCTGTCCTTGTTCTCCCTGCTGTCCTTGCTGTCCTGGTTCTCCAGGCAGTCCCTGATCGCCCTTAGCACCTTGAGAACCTGGTAAACCTGGATCACCACGTGGTCCAGTGTCTCCTGTATCACCTTTAGCACCGTCAGCACCTGGTGCTCCATCATTACCTGGCTCACCTTGATTGCCCTTAGCACCCTGTGCTCCAGGATCGCCTTTGTCGCCTTGTGGCCCAACAATTTTACCAATGTCATTCCACTGTCCTGTTGACAAGTTCCAGAACCATAGGGCACCGTTTAGGTGTCCAGCACCTACATCACCGGTAGTGACAATCCAAGCATGACCAGCATAGTCATTCCAATCTGTAGGTGCCGCTGGCAAGTCTGCAATTGTTGCCTTTGTTCCTTGTAGGACTACTGAAACACCTTGTGCTCCAGTATCACCTTTTGGTCCTTGAACTGTGCTGTCATTGCCAGGAATACCTTGATCACCTTTTTCACCACGTGGACCAGTGTTGCCCGGATCTCCTTTAGCACCATCGGCTCCAGGAGCACCTGGACTTCCAGGATCGCCTTTAGGACCAGTATTACCTGGCTCACCTTGATTGCCCTTTTGTCCTGGAACACCTTGGTCACCTTTAACACCAGGAGTACCCTGACTTCCAGTTTGTCCTTGAGCACCAGGTTCGCCTTGTAGTCCACGAACACCTTGTTCTCCGGTATCACCACGGGGAATAGTAAACGCAAATACTGCATTATTGGTATCACCGGTGTTAGTAATAACAACATCAGATCCAGGCAAGCCGGTACTAACAGCACCTACAGCAATAGTAGCAGCATCGCCCTTGTCACCACGAGGAATGGTAAAATCAAATACAGCGTCAGCACTATCACCACTGTTGTTAATGACGACATCGGATCCAGGTAATCCTGTAGCAACTGTACCTAATGTTATAGTAGCAGCATATCCTCTTGGACCCCTATTGTCGGCCCAAGAAATATTTCCATTGCCGTCTGTGGTTAAAAACTCTCCAGCATGTCCAGACTGTTCGGGAAGACTTGCTCCACCCCCGCCGACACTGATTTCTTGACCTATCCATTTAACACCGTCGAAGGTGTAGGTCTCTCCGTTGTCGCCTAGGTATACATCACCGGATTCTGGATTACTTGGAAAATCTAACATTGCCATTGCTCGCTCCTAATTGTATTTAATATGCGCCTGTTAATGGCGAACGCTTCCATGTATTCGTTGATGTACAAATATAAATCCAGTTTGCATCGTAGCTGATCTGTCCAGCTACACCTGTAGCATTTGCTGCCTTGGTAGCATAGGTTATAGCACTGGCAGTACCTTTGGGACTAGCATCAATCCAACTACTGTCGAAGTAAACATATAATCTACCACTGGTTGAATCGTACCATAATGTACCTGTTGGGTGAACCCCAGGCGGTGTAGTGCCAACAGATGCTACTAGATCTGGACTAGGCAGTAAATGACTAGAGTCAGCAAGTTGATTAATATCAGTTGGGATAGTAAGTGTATGCCAAACCAATGCTGCACCGTCATTGGACAAATACTTACCATCATTGCCAGTTAGGCTAGGAATTGAATTGTTTAATCCAAACCCGTCTAATTGTGTATACAGTTCGCTGAAGTTTTCATTAATTTTATTAAAGGCAGTACGTAACGGATCACCGTTACCCTTGTTGGCCGATGTTCCGATGTTTATGAGTTGCTTAGTCATTATACTCTCCCTACTGCGACTTCAATTAGGCCAATGTGATCACTATCGTAATCCTCCAATGCCTTACCAATAATAGTACCTGCCCGTGCTGTATCACCTGCGCTGATCGCAACACCAAGAATGTCACTGGCAATGATTAAATCACCTTTCTTAATCTTACCAACTACGCGGCATGGTACACGACCTTGTAGTGCTAGGCATACTCTAATACCTTCTAAGCCGCTGTTCATGATGTATGCTGGATCAGTTGATACTACACCTGCTACACGAGTTGTACCAAGTACATTAGCAGCAGTAACTTCTGCGTCTCCACCGAACATCATAACCCAACCTACTAGATACTCTTTATCACTTGAATAATATTCCGCCAAGTCAGCATATGTAGCTTCTAATCTACTTGTACCAGTTAATGACCAACGTCCAGTTATGTTACCAGTTGTAGTCTCTCCACCGGTAGTAAGTGTACCTCCACTTCCAATAGTAATTGTACTTGCAGCACCCAGTGTAATATTGCCGCCCGCGCCCAATGTTATTGTTCCAGCGCCACTACCTGCTTTATCTCTAAAATCATGTGACCCAGCATTGTACAAGGTCTTATTGTAACCAGTACCGCTCTGCATTTGAATAGCTGCGTTGCCGTCGTATGCACTTAATATATGCTGTCCAACGCCGGTGCTAATTCGTTGACTTGTTACTACATTTGCCACATTGGCAGTGACTAATCCGCCATTACCACCGTCTGATAATTTTAATCCACCTGCACCTGTTGTGCCCAGTGTAATAGTATTGGCAATAAAATCTCCGTTACTATCACGTTTTACTAGAGTTTCTCCTGTAATAGCTGATGTGTATTGTAAACTACTGGCAAATGTCTGTGCTCCTGGTGTTGCTGAAGTAACTTGCATTATACCAGTTTGAGTAAATGCATCTTTTCTCAGTGCCCCACCGACTGTAACCACATCACTAAACGCAACCGCAGCCGGAGCAGTTGTAGTTGGGCTGTTGTTTCCTAGTAACGTGTATGCAGAAATAGTTCCAATGCTGCTTAATGCAACAGTTCCGGTAAAAGAAATAAACCCACTTGCTGAACTAAACTGTGTAGAATTAAATGCTGCTAAACCTTTGGTTGCTTGTCCCGGACCTGTTCCTATCGAAGTACCTATAGTTGCAGTCGGAATAGTTTCAATTTTAGCTAATGCTAATTTGTCACCGCTGTTACTGCTAAACATGGTATTGGTAATTTGTCCGTCACCAATTGCACTACGAATCTGCGGAGTACTACTATCACCTGCTGTTAAATTAAATGTAACAGGACCAGTTACATTGGCATTGGTAACATGCGTACCGTTACCGGTCATCACTAACAAGTCACCGCCTTGAATATTATTATCGTCGAAGTCTTGTAGTCTGCCAAATGTTAACCAACTGTAAGGAACTGCATCTCCGCTTCCCGAAGGATTACCTAGATCGGTAACTATGTTTCCGCCCATTTTTAATGAGCCGGTCATGCTCAACAGACCTTTACGATCCACAAATCCGCCACCTACTGGAATCAGTGTGCTTGACGGAGTAAGGCCGCCGGTATGAGTAATACCAAGACGTTTTTCAAGATATCCACGTACTGCCTGCTCTGTTGGAACAGTATCAGCAGCATTGTCAGTCATGGTGTCATCTGTTGAGAATTCACTAATCGCAACACCACGTTTAAATCCAAGACCGTTTAAGTTACTCAGAGCAATACTTGCTGAGAATGTAACAGTACCAGTACCTTGGTCTACCTTGAAGAACTCACCAACTTTGAAATTACCATCTTGATCAGTGCTTACATAGAACACACGACCTTTACCAATCTCTTGTACTTCTTTAGAACTTGCTGCTGATGTAATTGGAGGTCCATAAATGTTATTTGGATAGTTACTATCAGCATAGCTACCGGTACCAATTGACAACATGTCATGACCTGTGGCACGCATGGTTGAAATGTTAACACTAATGTTACCAGTTTGTCCAGCAATCTGTACAGCTCTAACTGCGTTGATACTATCATAATTACCTAGTAGCTTTTGGAAAGGTGTAGTTAGTGCAGGAGTAAATGTTAGTCTACCATAGACTGTACCTGTATCTGTTGTACCACCAACTACACCTGGAGGTAGATATGCAGTAATGGTGTGGATTGTATTATACCATGCAAACTTCATTCCAACAATACGTGGAATGTCGTTTAGGCCAATTCCAATACAGGCAATTTTTGTATCACCAATACCGCCATGGCTTGCTGGATATGCAACACCGCCAGTTACAGCATAGTCGTTAACAATGATTGACCCGTATGGTTCACGTAGGTTAGCATAGCCCTGTCCAGTAGACTGTGAGAATGCCACAGCACCAAGTGAATCATATCCTGTTCCGTTTGCAGAACCAATATTAATACTAAACGAATTAGCACCAATATAGGTAACAACATAGGCCGCTGTTGCCGGATTACCATACGTACCGCCTGAGAACGATACTAGAACAGTTACCCCATTGGTTAATCCATGCGCAGTTGCAGCAATGGTTGCAGTTGTTCCGCTCCATACAAAGGTTCCAGTTTGTGCGTTAACCAATGTAAACGACAGTACACGATATACACTTGTTGGTTGATCAGCAATAACCAACGCAGTTGACGGACGAACTGCTACAACTTCTTTTAGACCATCTAACCATAGTGTTCTATTCTGTCTTAGTGTAACGTACTGTCCGTGTGGAATAGCTGAATACAAACCAGTTGATCCAACACTAGTTGAACCAGCTGATATGTTTAGTTTGTAAACTGATGTTGTATTATTAGCAATAAAATCATTTCTAGTTGCAGTACCATTACCTGTACCTACAGTAGCGGCAGTAAATATTGATCCCGCAATATAAGTAACGCCGCTTGTTCCTGCAATGGTATTCCAGTTGGCCTGCGTTGTAGTAGTTCCTAATGTGGCGATTGTGTACTTTATACCAACTACAAATGAGCCAGCAGTTGTTGCTGTTGGTACGATCGATGTTACCAGTGAAGAACTACTGACTTCATAACGATACACTCTATTCAATGCACCTGTGAATACTATTTCAATTTCACTTAGGTTGTTTGGCAGATAACTGGCAGTGTCAACGTAAAGAGTTAAACCTGCTGCGGCTGTCGCATAGTCCGAACCAGTGGTTGTTGGATATGGTGTATTAGTCCACCCAGTTGCAGATAACGTGTCACTTGATGTGTTTAAGAATGAACCAGTTGCAGCAACAGTTAAGTATGTTCCTGGTGATTCAGTTACGGTAGTAAACGTACTGGTCCACGCACCATTGACAAATTTCTGATTTACGGTAATCGAAGTTTGTCCCGCTGAGCTAACAGAGGCAATCTTATAGCTACCATCGTTGCTGACTGTACCGTAGATTGTAATATACTGATTAGCAGTAAATCCTGCAGTTGAGAAGTTAACGACTCCTGAACCCGAGCTGGTAAATGTACCAGTGTTAGTGCCGCCTGTGATTCCAATCACAGTACCCGATACTCTAGGTAATATTGGCAATACCGTAATACTTGTTCTTCCAGTATTAACATCAACAATAGTTCCAGTTAATCCGCTTGTTGCCTGTGTTACTACTGTGCCAATGGTAACAACACCAGTAATGGCTGCACTTAGCGTCATCGTGACCGGGGCATATACTTTGGCAGTTTGCACTAGATCATATTTTAATGTAATGTCATCTGGAACTTCTAATGGATCACTACCTTCTGCTTTAAGAGCATTTAGACCGTAGGCACATGATCCGTTCAATGAACGAATCTGTCCACCATTTAATGAATAGTAGGCAGTATAGTTGTAGTAGGTAAACACAGACACTGCTTCAATCAAACCGTTGTTAGTAGCAACTAGTCCGTAGCCAAGATCATTAACCTGTGTAAAGTCATTGGATAACATCGAACGATTACCTGCAGTGATTAATTCGATAGCAGTGTAGGCAGTTCCTGTGCCACTGCCTACACCTGTGGCAGTAAATGTTAATCCGATAGTGTTACTTGCTGCACCTATTAGTGTATAATCGGTATTGTCAATAGTTTTAATTGTGTATAATAATCCAGCAACAAAACTACCAGCAGTTACTATACTAACAATTGAAGTTGGTAATGGAGCACTTAGATTAAGAACTGCTGACCCGTCAATGTTACTGTAATTATTGATAGTTGATACTGAGTAACTAGTTCCGCCGATGACAAAAGAACAAGGAACTTGTGGCTGACGAGCTAATCCCAATACACCTAATGTAGTGTAGCTAGTGCCCGATGTCGGAGTACCAGTAGCTGATTTGTTTAACGTCCATGTTATTCCAGTTCCTGAAACAATATAAGTTCCGGCAGTAACACTACCGCCACTTAGTGTCATGCCAACATTGACAGTTCCGCTGATCAAACTGGTAATGGTTAATGTTGTTCCGCTAATAGTAGAAGTAAATGTTGCGGTTTTAGTAGTACTAGTTGCTGGTATGGCTGCTGTTGCAACGTTGCCAGCAAAACCATCAACAAATTGACCACCTGCAAATACCTGACTGTTGATACTGCGAGTCAGACTAGAACAAGTCTGTGCATAAGGTGACTTGGTTCTAATTTGTCCTTCCGGGTCAAAGACCATGGTAAATCCGCCATGACCCTGGAATGTAATATTGCGTACCATCACTGCATCATTGCATAAGAATACATCTAATTGATCATTTGGCAACGGTGGATTAAAATTAACATCATTATTAATAATGCCTATCACAGCGTTGGTTAACTGAGTGACTGCATCTGTTGATCCCGCATTGATTGTGAGGTCGTTGGTAATGGTAAATGTTGCAGTTGGTCCAGCAGTTTCAGTGGTCACTGTTTCTAACACAGTAATAGTAGATTCACTTACTGCGGCAACGGTATATGTTGCATCGTTATTTACAGTACCCGAAACAATAATTCTATCACCGGCTAAGAAACCAAGATCAATAAAGTTAACAACGTTTACATTGCTACTGGTAATTGCCTTAGTTGATGCAGTGAAACTAATAATTGATGATTGGGCTCGGGCAAACACCTGTGGTACAACGTTTTGATAACGATAGCCAACGTGTGATCCAACCACAGTATATGGAGGAATTAGTGTTAACGGATTGGTAATTAACGTTTCTGCAAGATCGTGTAGGTATTGGTATGCCGCAGTTGTTTCCTCTAACTGATCCGAAAGGACCAGCGCTGAACTTGCTTGATAGTAGGTCAATGCCGCAGCAATGGTTCTTTGTCCGCCGCTGTATTTTAAGTCGAATGCCATGGCATCCACAATGATGCCCACATCTCTGGCACACTTGTCTTTGTTATATTTGAACGTACCTGAATAACGTGTGTTTAGATAATTGACAGCACCAGCACTGATAGTAACCTGTGCAGCATCAATAAACGTTTTTGCTGCCTGTAATTCAGCTGTACCTGTAGTAAATGTTGGGTATACGATAACTGGAATAGTTACAGGAGTTGTATATGGAGATGTAACATCAATACTGTTAACAACATCAATGACATTGTCTAGTTTTAATCCCAATGCAGTAGATGCTGAAGTATCTGTTAGTGCATCAGTAATACCCAATGTGGCTTTTCTAACTTGTGTTTGTGTATTTGGATTAGTACCAGTGGAGGTCACCGACACAGTTTGATCACGTGAAATACTTTGAACTACAGTTTTCATACGACCGTATGCAGCGGCCATGTATGCTTCTTGTCCTGGAATTTTAGATAATATGCCCGCGGTGTTTCCAGCATTCTCACCTATCGCTGATCCAGTTACATATGCTAGAGCTGCCGCTACAGTTCGACTATTACCGCCGTAGGTTAAATCATAAACTAGAGCATCAAGAACATAGCCAACATCTCTTTCGTGAGTTGAACTACTATAATTTGGAATAGATGATACTGTATAGTTTGCGGCCAACCATGCTGATACTTCTTTTTGTATAAATGTTCTATTGGCAATTAATAATACTTTTGCATATCTGTTTGGATCCGAAAGCCCAGTTGGGTTAGGATAGTCCAATGCAGGCACTGCGGATAAGCCGTTAGTGATAATGCGAATTACATTATTGAATCCAATGGTTAATGCTGCAACAGCATCGGCATTACCTGACACTGTGGCAATTGTCAGTTGTCTGGCCTTACTGATACCTGAAATTATCTGTGATTTTTGTGAAGGCAAAATAATATTAGAGTAGGCAATAGCAGCGGCTGCGCTTCGATAATTGGAACCTAGTACCATGTCAGATACTACTGCATCGAGTATTAGTCTAATGTTATACTGAAATACCGCCTGATCATAACTAAATGTGCTGGTACCGCCGTAGGTATAATCAAGGAATGAAGTAACTTCAGCTTGGATAAATGCCTTGTTTAGTGTTAAAATTCTAGCGGCATTACTATGATTGCCGTAGTTAACTACTGGATAAATTGGTCTAGTAATGTCCGTTAGATAGTGTCTGCCATATGTACTGGTTTGATAAACGGTCCATTTTCCTGCAGGAACAGCAGACAGATTAATAAAATCATCGTGTACTACCAGTGTAAAAGAACTTGCTCCAACTGCGGTAATAACACCTTCTGCAAATTTAGTTGATCCTGATTGGGCAGCACGAAAGAATCCCCCAATCCATTGTGATGCATTGGACGGTACTGTAGTACCTAGAGTAACTGTAATAGTTCCTGTAGCAGCACTTGGGGTTGCAGTGGTAAATGATGCAAGGTTACTGCCAATATAGTCAGTCAATCTCAATCCATCAAAGACCTTGTCACGACGGAATACTGATGCTACCCATGGGCTACCGCTGATGCTGTTACGTGGGCGAATGATTGCACGTCTAAACTCGTCGCCTACAACTGATACGTTTGGTGGAAGTTTAATTGGAAAGTTTTCAGTGTAGATTCCAGACTCAACTAGAATTGTAATTTGTACAGCCTGAACCGCATCACTGTATCTTACCTTCTCACCTGCTATGAATGTACCAGTAACTGGTGTAACTACAAATATTTCATTGCCGCTGCTCAATACAGGATTAATAGATACAATCTTTGCCAATGCTCCGCTTACGTCACCTTGTAAATATAGTCCGGGACGTAGATCGTTTTCATAGTCAGTGCGCAGACTAGCGGTGTATAACGATAGATTGAATATGCCGCCGCTCTGGTCAATGTAAGAAATAACTGCGGCTTCTGATTGTCCGCCGTCATAGGTTAGAATTTTTTGGTATGGTCCAAGTTCTAATGGCGTTGCATTAATAACAGCTTCTGCTGCTTCACATGCACGTTGAACAGTTCTAAAAGCATAGGACCAAAAGCGTCCACGTTTGTTCTCCGGAAGATCAGCACGATAGTCTGTACCCGATGTTGATACATAGAAGTTTACAGTACTAACATAGCTACTATTGTCTACGTATTTTTTGGTTGCAGCAATTAGGCCATTGAAGTTTCTGTCATCTGACACAATCGGATCTCTATTTAAGATCAATGGACCGGTCATTTTGTTATCGGGGAATTGGTCAGTATATCCGCTTTTTAACAAACCAGAACGCAAATTCATTGCATCTTGTGGTTCTGTTGGGTTACTAAGATTGTAAATTTTCTTATTGCCGGCGTTTAAATCACCTCCCAACTGCGGAGTTGTATCAGTGATAATACTGCTACGTGTGTTGGTGATAACAATACTACCCGGAGTGGATGTTGTGCTGACGTTTATACCGCCGGCACCTTCCATTCTAAGGAATTCTAATCCAGCTTCTGCTGCATTAACCGCAAGTACTTTACCTGCTTGATCGTTATATGCATCATTACCATTGGGTACATCAGCTAGGTTAGTGAATTTTTGTCTGTCACCTAGGCCTAATGATGTGTATAATTCTGTGAAATTAGCGTTGGTTTTTCTAAACGCTTCTCTGATGCTATCACCTGTAGCATCATTACCTGTTGTACCGATATTAATTGGTAGTCTTGACATTGTATTACCCCGAGAAAGTATTCTTCTATCATTATTTAGCGGATTATTTTGTAAGCCGAATGTAAATACTCTATGTTCATAAAAACAGAACAGGCTATTACAACATATACACGAACTAGTAAACTAGGTCGTGAACATGCTCACCAACGAACAAAAACTGTGTTGGTGTTTAGATGTGATAATTGTGATGAAGAGTTCCGCAGGGATCAGAAGTCAGTTGATCCGAAACGTATAAGCAACAACTACTTTCATGTCTGCACCAATTGCGATGCAAAACGTTTTGCTCAAAAGAAGGGTGTGGAACGTAGACTAGTTTGGGATATGTCTGTAAATAGTTCAGCCGATATTAGTAGACTATAGTAAACTACTAACATAAATAAAATACAAGGAGATTTCGATATGATCGGATTTATTAAAAAACTATTTGGTGCAAAACCAGCCGAGACAACATCTGTTGTTGAAGCAGTACCATACAAGGTAGAGGCAGCGCCTGTTGTAGAAACAGCACCTGCGCCTGTTGTAGAAGCGGTAGCACCAGTAGCTGCTCCTGCACCTGTAGCAGCACCTAAGAAAGCGCCTGCGCCTAAGAAGCAACAACCTGCTAAAAAGCCGCAAGCACCTAAGGTAAAACTACCGCAAGCACCTAAGCCAGCCGGCGCTAAGAATAGCCCTAAAAAGCCTAAATCAAAGCCCGCAGCTTAATCGTTGCTCATGCAGGGCAAAGCTAGCTAGGTTCTTGCCCTTCGATTCGCACATAATATCGTGTGAGTTAAGAAAGCTCAAAGCCCATTCATTCGTCGCTGTATTCCAGTAGAAGTCTGAATGCGCTCTGAGCTTTTGCTTTTTGTATCCGTCTAAAAGGAGTTGGGCATGAACAGGTGAGGTAGATCCGTCATGGCCCACAAGATAATCTTCCCTACTAACTGAGTAATGCATAGTAGGGCGCACACCACGCCAACTGTCCACAACACGCTTAACACGATCGTCTGTCGGAGAGATATACTCCCCTTCACGAATCCAATGATGGTGTACATCGAGCACAATAGGAACGATATCGCTAATAAGTAAACAGTCATTTAATCCCCATGCGTTTTCTTCGTTTTCAATAGTAATGCAGTTACGTGCTTCTGGAGTGAGATGTTGATAGGCACTTCGAATACCATCAGGGCCAAGTTTACCTGAGATGTGGACATTGATCTTGAAATCTTGAAAAGATTTACCATACCCCATCCAACGGGCCATGTCTGCATGATATTCAAATTCTTCTATTGAACGATCTACAATGCCAGGGTTTTCACTTGCCAGCACAGTAAACTGGCCAGGATGCATAGACAACCTAACGTTATTCTTGCGAGCCAAAGCTCCCACGGCTCCAAATGCTCTTTCGCAATAGGCTCTAACGGCGCTAGTCCGCCAAAAGCCAGCCCAATCACGCTGAGTATATACAGGCAATATATCGCTTGAGAGTCGTACCATTCTAAGATTTTCATCGAGTGAACCTACCTTTTCAACGAGTTTACGAGTAGCTTCGATGTTGCCTACCATTAGGTCCCACAGCTTTTGTTCAGCTACTTCCTTCGTTTGTCTATTTAACCACGCAACGGTAGTGGACCCTGTGTTAAGAGCCTTACACTCATCAGTGGCTTTAATGCCATTGACTTGTTCAGGGTGATCGATCCATTTGCAGGCAAAGCCAATTCGTTTAGTTACCACAGTCAATTCTCCAAGGACAGCGCATTAAAATATTAGTTGAACAATCGTCTTCACCCCAACAAGCAGGTGCAACTTCACCACGAAGTTGTTTAATCTCTGCATGAATAATCCAACGAAAGTCATTGTTCTGACCTCTGTTAGATAGTTCAGCTTCTTTATCCAGCAGTTCTTGTATTCTCAACATCTTTTGTTTTTGCAGAAATAAGATTAGCAAAACGGAATGATCGCCATTCCTTCTTATCCAAACACCAAACGCTAAACACGTCTGGGTTAGATTTCTTTACCTTGGCAACTTCGCCTTCGACAAGTACCTTGGGTGGTGCTGGAGGAATTAGAGCATCGCTTAGAGTACAAGGCATAGTACGGACCGTGCCGTCTACTTTGGTAAATTCTACTATGCACTCGCCTGTGCGTAGGAGTTCGGATAGTTGTTCGCGTGTAAGTGTAGTCATACAACTAGTATAATATCGTTACTGCCAGTTGTCAACTATGATAGGATCCATTACATCTTCTGGATTAGGTGTACCGTGAAAGGCCAACACATTGGTTTGTGGATCTACTGTGGGATTTTTGACGGTATTGAATACAAACTTACCGCCCTGTCGAACAAGTTCGTCTCTAGTTCGTATTTCCCATTTGTAACTCTGTATCCATATTTCCGGAAAGAACTTGATCTTATCATTATGCAAGTGCCAAATCCAATCTTGATCACCGTGCATTCTATTTGCCTCAGTAGGATTTGATTCAATACGATCCCATATATCACTATATTGATTAGCAGGCCACTTGATAACTGCACTGCCTAACTTGGGATTTAGACGTTGGAACACTCGACCGACATCCATTAGGCCAACAAATTCTGTGGGCAAGTATGTGGCGATGTTATTAATGTTGCCAATAATGACCATATCAAGATCAAAGAACAAGTTAATGTCTCCATCTTCAAAATGCCCTTGTTTAAATAGATATGTTTTCCACCACCATCCCGATAGACTAGCATTTTGTGGAAGTATTTTTATTTCAATATTGGAATTTAAATCAGATGGATTATCTGTAAAGCAAACAAATCGATGCGGCACCGTTAAATGCCGCTCGATCATATTGAACAGCTTGTTTACATAGTCCGCACCGTATTTTGTACCGTGCTTTAGACACAGAACATTTAGCATTACCAGTGCCTAATAATGCCTGCAATAATAAAACAACAGGTTACAATATGCATTATGACCCAGAATGTTTTAAAGAACAAAGCCCAACGGGCTTCTTTTATTGTGAGGATAGGAACATCGGGACGATCGTCATCGGTATGCCCCATTAAATGGCCAGTTGCTCTAGCCCAAATTTTTTCTACTGTATTCATTAAGCCTCATAAATTGCACTATTGGCTCCATGTTCTGCGCACTCAACTCGTACACAATAACAACGATTGCCAGTCTTTTCTCTAATTAATTGATCAGCAAACATAAAAGCATGTTCGGCAAATTTCTCTGCACCTACTCCATCGAATATTCTAATCTCAGCTAGATCTAATGTTTCCAGTTCTTGAAATTTAGTCAAGTGTGGATCATTTTTATCTAAGGCCAATTTGTGATCAAAGTTATCTTCGAGCCATGCCTTGAGCGGTTTGAGTCCGCCGAAGTCTACTGCCCAGTTTTTGTTATCTAATGTGTCACAACCAAATGTAAATGTAAACGCTAGACTGTAACCGTGTAGCAAATGACAGTGACTGTGATCTGCATTTGGTTGACGGAATACCGCTGACAGACCAATGTTGTGTCCGTAATGTTTTGTTGAGTAAAATTTTGCCATCTCTAGTCTCCTTTATGAGCAAGTTTGACGACATGCAGAGTTTATAAAGCGGGATGAATGACGTAAAAAGTCCGCTGCCAAGTAATTAGTATACAACTATTGCTGGAACATGTCAATAGTTTTAAAATTAACATTTGCCAATTGCCACATATCAGGCATTTGCCAACCATCTGCATTGTACACAGTAAAGTACTTATCAGGGTAGCACTCAAAGACCCTGCCAACTTGGTATATCCAATAGCTAGGATCAACACTGTGACTATCAGTCTTAGCATAGTTTTTACTGTCTTTATAAATGTTGTTGACCTGTTTGCCATTACCCCAAAGATCAAAACCAATAATGTCTATACGATCAGATAACTGTGCGGCCAACACCAAGGCAAATCCGCCACTGCCCCATTGGAATGGATCATCTTGTCTAAGTTCACCGTCATAGGGCAGAACAGGAACTGGCAATAGATTAGAGTGATTAAAATGGCCAAGCCACTCTGGTCTAGTGTATATTTTAGTATTGGTGCAATTAGGGGAATTGAGTGCTTCAAGAACACACCGGCGATCAACACATATTAAATGGTCAACACGGTAATCTCTATGTAGGGCATTGCACCCTACAATGTTTTTTAAGTTGGTTAAATTTATGTCTTTACGGCTTTCGCCATTACCGACTACAATCATCTAGCAACGGCACCAAACGGTGTCCATTGTCCCGGACTGCCCGAGGCAATACATACCCAACCAATCCATCCACCCGGTGCTGGTTTAGTATTCCAAACAATGTCACCTAGTGTAAATGCACCGTATGATGGAGCGGCATCACTGGCTGTGTGTAGATTGTTACTGAATTTAATTGCACCACTAACATGTAGATCAACACCGGGATCTGGATTGTTCACACCCACGGACAACTTACCTTGAACAGTAACCTGCGATGGCTGTTTGGTCTTGTTGCCAAGTGTGATATCACCGTTTGAAGTAATAGTAACACGAGAAACATTGTCAGTGACTAGTTCTAGATCACTGTGTGTGAATGTTCCTATCGCACCGCGAGATTCCTGAGTGCCTCCTAGTACCAATTCTATGTTGTTATCAACTAGAGAAATTGCAGCGTTGGGCGTATCTGTGCCCATGCCTAATCTGCGACTAGCAGCATTGTAATAGATATTATTGTTTATGTTAACATCGCCGTTGACTGATAACGAACGTAGACGACCTACTTCACGTAGATTACTCTTTTCTACACCTGATCCAAGACCCGTTGCACTTAGTACATTAATACCATTAATAGAAAAACTCTTGTCGTTGGCAAGATCAATAGTTTCAGAACTAAAGAATCTATCAGGATCTGCATTGTATACCAACTGCTTAGTAGCACCGTTACCAATCCATAGTAGACCTTTACCGTAAACAGGATCGTTCTTTCCTGTTTTAAATTCTAGTGAGCTAGAACGTTCAATTCTCAAGTCTGCTTGAAGTTCGTTAACTTCAAGACGCTGTACCTTAACAGTACCGTTGACTGTAACAGATTTAGTAAAGGTAACATCATTTGCAACTGTTGCAACTGACAATGAAGTAATAGTTACTCCAGAATCTGCAATCTTGATCTGCTCAGTCATTGCGGTATCAGTAATGCCCGAACTGGCGAAGTTTCTGATTATACCGCCTTCGATATGATTGCCACTTAGGGCTCGTAAAGGTAGGCTGTTAACTACTTGTTTGTAGTCAATTACAGGAGGAGTTGGCTCTAGGTCTTTTAGGGCTAGTGCCAGGGTTTCTAATGCTTGGTCGATTTTGCTCATGGTACAGTATTTATACTGCACCGATGAACAATGTATTAAGCTACCTTAAGCAACAAAATATCTTCGTTTACACGACCGTTGAGCTTGGTATCCACAGCATTAATGTCTTCAAGGAACTTGCGCAGAGCTACTTTTCCAGCATCTTTAAACGCTTTTAACTGCTCTACGGGCTTGCGCAGAGTCTTTTGTACACTCTGTGACTCACTAAAATTAAGAATTGTTGTGCCTTTTACGGCCAATTCTTTGTATTCGTCAGCAACATACTTGCCTAACTTGCGAGTTTTATTATTGTAAACCCACAATTCCTTGGCACCAATAATATCTACTGGATTAACAGACACTAATTTCAGTGGCTCATTACTCTTCATGTACTTGAGTTTGGCAATAAGTTTGTCTTTGCTCACAGCTTTGGTCTTACGTGGAGCACGATTGACCTTGGCTTCTGCCGCCAACATATCACAGGCACTGACAACTTCTTGATAAAACGCTGTAATCTTCTTGAGATTGGCCTTGCTCAGGTGACTGTATGCTTCCTTAACCTGTTCATCTTTGGAAGTAGCCGCTTCTACAAGTTCGTTCAAGTTACGTTCGTAAAAGCCCTTGATGATACGAGCATGTGCTGCCTTGGCTTGATGACCCTTAAGAAGATTCAATACCTTAAATGCCTTAGGATCAAAAGAGTCTGGATCGTTAGAAAACGCTTCAATTGCATCTTCAATCTCAAGAGTCATTGCATAACTGGCATCGCGAACACGATCTTGAATACTAATAACAGGCACTGTACTTTTAACTTCGGCAACTGCTTCGTCGTCAATATCGTCCTTGCCTTCTGCAATAACTTTGGCAATTTCAGCACCTAACCATGTAGCAGTATCGCGACCTTTGTTAAAATCCGGGCGACATGATTGCATACCGCGGATTAAACAGGCTGCAACTGCACCTACTGTTGTACCGCAACGATTGTCTTTGGTTTTCTTAAAAGCGGAAATTGTTGCCTTGTCGTAACCATTACGACCCATCCAATCGATTACCTTAACTTTAAGTTCTTTACCGGAACTTTCTAAACGGTAGTACTGCATGGCAGCGTGAAAGTGACGCAGGAATTGACTTTCAGACCAAGTCTCACAACCGTCCCAACGTGGGCTATGATCTTTCTTAGCGTGTTCGCGGATAGACTGCGAAGTAATCTTTTTGGATTTAGTTTTAATTTTAACGCCTGCAACTGTAGCCATCTTTCACTCCTATGTATTAAACAATATGTATATTATAACACCGATTTGACATGTTGTCAACCAGGAGATACAGATTCTACTTCAACCAAATTGCCATTTTCATCTTCGTAATAGATGACACATTCGACAATATCCTCGTCCTCGTCCTCAAGACTTAGTTTGGCTATTGCTTTGGCTTCCTTGAGACTTTTGGTAGTTTCAATTAGCTCTTCGGTGTCATCTTCAAAGATGCCCCATACTTCATACAGTTCCCAGTTCATTTTGTTACTCTTAGTTCCTTTTATCGGTTGTCATCTTCTTCGTCCAAAACAATCCAACCTAATTGTTTTAGATCCTCGCGGATTTCTTTTGTTACTTGACCTTCGGGTACAAAACCAGTAGCCGGTCTATAATCGAGACCGTAGCCGGTATCTTTGTCACCTATACCGCTACAATACCAATTAATGTAGTCGCCCTTTTCTTGCATGTCGGAAATGATGCCTCCGGCATGTCGCCAACTGCAACTCCAGCGTTCGTCTTTGAGCAAGGGCAGTACATCTAATTTTTGAAACTGTCTGTTACACATAGCCGCATACAAATTTTGAGCATAGTTATCGTTAGCCTTAACTTTGTCGCAGATCCATACCGTACTGCGGAGATCATACTCCATGTTATTCTTTTGCCATTTTGGATCTACAAGATTTTCTTCATCTTGTTCACGCCAAGTCTTGTACATATTAACATAGTCAGGATTAGGCTCCTTGCCTTTTTCCTCGCAACGCTTGACATACCCGTCCTTCTGGAAGGTATGGCGTTCAGGGCTTGATGCTACTTTGGTCATTTGGATTAGGTGGTCTATTGTTACAATATTGACATTTTGGATCTGTGCATGTATTCTCGCACCATTTGTTACAGGGCTTGCAGTAGTAAGCATCATACTCTAATGAGTATGATTTTCTTTCATTGCAATCTTCGCAAATTAGGTCCATAGACTATCACGAGCTTTGATAAGACGAATCATCATTTCTTCATCTTCTTTTTCGTAAGCGGCTTCAATTTTTTGTAGTAGCTTGTGTGCTTTGTCGCTCATCTTTTTAAGTTCTGGAGATTTATCACCGCCCAGCCAACTTAGCTTACCGCCATTTGCTATACGGCTTGCTTCGCAATAATCAGTCCACCCACTGGCATCATATGGGTCTGGACGATTACGATAAGTCACAGTCCACCAAGTGTACAGTTCTTTGATCTCTTTTGCACGGATTGCTTGACTAGTAGGTTTGCCGTAGTCGGGACTATCTTTGTCTACACCCCAGTCTTCTCCGCAGGTTAGACTCATTGCCCAGTCAAGATGATCAAGACCGGCTTGTGGGCAACGCCATGTGCGCCAACGGAACCAACCTGTGGCCCAGAATGGTGCATTGTATTTGGCCTTATCCTTTTCGTCGCCCCAAGCAATATGACTCCATGCTTGTTCTACTTCAACAAAATCCACAAGCTCATTAAACAGGCAAGGAAGAAATCTATTACCCACATCACTCCAACTACCAGGTTTGATATCGCGAGGATGGGCAGTAAGAGAATGAGTACGAGATACCCAACGATTGTTAATATAGTACTTAATATCATAAAGTTTTCTTACAGGCCAGGTAACGAAATCCTGCAGATGGCTAAGACCTTCTTCTGCTAGCCAGTAACGGAAGTTGTGCTTCATTTGGGCCGAAGTTGTCCACTCGTCCCACTCTTCGGCTGTTGCCGCACTCAATTTTTTAGTGCCGCGAAGCCAGTCTGCGAACGGAGTACAACTCCAGTAATGTGTGTGATGTGCCATAATAAAGTAATTATACAGTCTTTTTAAAAACCTGTCAAGAGGATTCTTTTTTGATTCAAAACTTTCTTTGATAGCCAGCTAGATTGAGTAACATACTATATTGTTCATAGGCTTTTTGGACAGCAGCATTAGAATTTCTGTAGAAAGATTCTTCTCGCTCTTTGTCCATTAAGGTTTCAAACATGTCTCTTGCATGACTACTATCACGCCAATTATAGAAACGCTTTTCCATTTCAACTAGTGTATTGAGTCTGCTTTCGGGAATTTGGACAGTGAAGAGCTTTTCAGTTTGATATTCTATTAGATCATTTCGAATGACATCTGCACGTTCTGGATCTGTAAAGAAAGTAGGCGGGCGATACCTAGCATAACGCTGTGTATCGTTTACTACCTTTACTTCATAGTTCTTGCAGAACTCTTGTAGCTTTTTATCCATTTGCTACTAGCGATTCGGTCATGGGAAAGATAGCGGCTATGGCCTTGGCACAGGCAATGGCAATTTCTTGATGTTCTTTCTGTGTACCGTTAGCTGAACGCAGTTCCATATAATGAATCCATGACCGTAGTGTGCCATTCATATACATGCGGCTAACAGTAAGGCCTTCCGGTAGAACTGCACGAGCCTGCTCTTTGGCAATACCGTTCTTGATAGCCCAGGAATATTCTTGCTTCACTGAGAACAACACACGCTTCTGAGCACGTTCCCATTCAATCGCCAATAGCTTCTGTGCTTCGTCAGACATGTCTAACTCTACGCTATTCTGTCTATTCTTGGTGTCTTGGAATCGTGCCTCACGTAGCACAAACGCTTCATCGAGTTCAGCTGTAGGATCAGCATATCGCTGGGAGAACTCTTGAAAGCTGAAACTTCTGTGACGTAGAATCTGTCGGGCAATGTCACGGGTTGTGACAATTTCGCAACAGGCTGAGACCATTTCGAGTGGGCTCCAGTGCTGGTGCTTGATAAGATACTTGATGAGTCGTTCCGATGTTTCGGTGTTAAATTGGTTGGCAGGATTGCTGACACGGGCGCAATAGGCAATGAGTTCCTGTGCATCATCGACACCCATGCTGGCAAATTCTGCAGTGGGTTGTGAGTAGCTGAGTAATTTAACATGCATAGTATTTAATCTTCTTCTTTTGGTTCGTCGAAACACAACGATTCCATTGTTTTATAATGCTCATAGGCCTTTTTCAATGCTTCAAATTTTTCTAATTTAGCAGGATCGGGTACAAGTATGGCCAACCGTTCTTCCATTTTAGACATGAAGTCTTTTAGACTTTTTCCATCTATTTTAAGATCAGTACCAGCTGCCATGTCAATACCAGTAGTACTGATATTAACGGTGCCGTTGCCTGAACCGTTGGCCCAGCTGGTTCCATTGCTGCCACTTGTTAAAAACTGTCCAGACGATCCAGTATTGATACTGTAAGGAGAATGACTATAATTTAAACTACCTGTTGGCAACGTAATAGATCCAGTTGTTAACGGTGAGATTGTTGAATTCATATTACCCCAAGTATAGGTGTTGCTAGAATCAATTCCAGTGATAGTAATAGTATCAGTTCCACTGCTGATATAAGACAAATTGTCATCTACAGTGGAATCGATCTTACCTAGATCTATCTCAAAACTTTCATCCCGAGATTCGTCTTTCATTACTTTGCAGCCTTGGCTTCTTTACGTGCGTTCTTCTCTGCTGTGATTTCGTTACGGCGGGCCTTGATAGACTTGCTGAGTTCTGCAAGTGCTTTACGAGCGCGAGTACCAGCTGCGGAGTTTCCACCGACGAACTTGCTATCTTCTGCATCCCATGCTGCGACTTGATCTTTAATTGTTTGAATTGTTGCTGACATATTATTTCCTTTGTTTAATAGTATAACTTTTTATCTAAGTAAGTTATATATGCTCTAACACCATCAGTATACGGTATTAAAGACCCTGTGTCAAATCCAGATTGCTCCAAATTTGCAATATCAGCTTTTGTGTAGGTCTGATATTGAGATTCTAAATCATCGGGCATGACAACGTCTTTAATATTGCCCTTGCCCATTTGTGCAATTAGTTCGTTGGCCAATGTGGCAAAACTAATTGATGTGCCCGTTCCTACATCATAGACTCCAGGCTTGTAGTTTTGGATGAAGTGATAGATGATACGTGCCACATCTTCTACATAGATAAAATCTCGACAATAGTTATCTGATCCAACAAATAGGGGAATATCGGCACCATTCTTGATCTTGTCATGCCAGTGCATAATAGTACTGGCCATACGACCTTTGTGATATTCATTTGGCCCATACACATTGAACAGACGTAGGATTACCCCGTTTGTAATTTCATTCTCACTTATCTGTTTGCTAAATGCATATTGATTAAGTGGTCTATTGCTGTTTCCATAGACCGCTGCACTTGATGCAAAGATAAACGGGATGCCTGCTGTTAGACAAAACTTAGACCATCTGCGTGTTGATTGCACATTAGTCTTGTAGATACTCATCCAGTCTTGTTCTAATGTATTGCTGTTAGCGCCAAGATGAACAACACAATCAATTTCATCCGGAGAAAACTTTGTTACTTCGTCAACAGTGTGTAGATAAATGCTGTTGAATTCTTTATCTATTAAATTTTTATATTGCTCTGGATTAGGTAAATCGTCAAACAACACAATGTCGTTAATACCTTGTTTGTTTAGATAACCTAATACAACACTGCCAATAAATCCGCCGGCACCTGTTAAAATAATCATCCCATTTCCTTTAATGTTGGAGCATATACTCCTAAATGCTGTACTGTCACAGCACTCGCTTGGATGGCAAATTGTATCGCCTGTTTAATATCACCAGTGTCTATATAATAGTAGGCAAGTGCCGCTAGAAATGTATCTCCAGCACCGGTAACATCTACAACTTCTACATTAACAGCCGGGCAGGTAATCTCGTGATGAATTGCTTCTGCACCTCGACTGCCTCGAGTAACAATTAATCCGGTACATTCGCTTTTAATTTTGCTGTACTCTAACTCATTAATCTTAACCCAGGCACCTTGTAATCGTTGTAGGTCTGTTTTCTTAGTGTCAATAAACACAGGGCAGTTAACTACGGCGATGATTTCTTCCATAAGTTCGTAACTAATACTACCTTTGTTGTAGTCACTGATAACCACCGCATCGTATATGTTAGGTATATCAGTGTCAAATTTAATAGGAGTTGCCTTGGCATCGTTGTCTATGCGAACAATCTGTTGCCTACTGCGTTCGTCAATAAGTCTAGTTTTGATGCTGGTTTCACTATGCAGGTAATTAACATAACAACCTAGTGCTTCGAGATTGTTAAACACATTGCCGGCCATTCCGCTACGTTCTTCTGTATAAGTAGGAACAAATACAGGTACCGGCGCTTCGGGACTTAATCGATCAATAGTACCATACTGATACACATCAGTACAATTATCCCCGAGCAATAATATCTTGAATGATGTTTGTTGTTGAGTATTCATTTATTCTATCATAGTAAATTACTTTAGGTATGTAGGTTTCTCCTACAACACTCTTGCCTTTATAGTCACTACCCTTGACCATTATATCTGGTTTGTAACGCTTAATTAAATCAATTAGTTCTTCTTTACTGTCAAAGAATTCTACAATATCAACTGCCTTGAGATTCTGTAGCATAATTCTACGAATGTTTTGATTGTTAATTGGACGACTATCGCCCTTTAATTCTTTAACTCTACGATCAGTATCAATAGCTACAATCAACCATTCACCGTAACTTCTTGCAGTGTTTAACAAGGCAATGTGCCCCGGGTGTAAAATATCAAATGTACCGTTGACTAATACAGCGGTCATTTTTGACTATCACCTTTTGCTACTCTATAATTGTCTTCTACTGAATCCGGAGTTGATACTTCAATGATCATTGAGTTAGGTACAAGTGCTTCTAGTTGATGTGGTCGAAGTGGGGGATTATGCCACGTATCACCTTCACCTAGAGCTCGTTCGTGATGACTAGCATCTTTAGTATCTATCCATCTAACTAAAAATGCCCCGGCATTGACAAACCAGGTTTCTTCTTTTTCACTGTGAAAGTGCATACTAAACTTGGCACCTACTTCAGTAAACACCATAATCTTTCCGCAGTACTTGTCATTAGTGGCCCAGATAACTTCATAGCCCCAACCTTTTTCTACTCTACCTGTTTGTCTTGTCATAATCTTTTATAAATTGGTACGGTCGGTAGGATTCGAACCTACATAGGCGTTGTCTAGGACCTTGCCCAATCCCAATTTTGTATTACAACAAAACGGAGGTCTACCATGTTCCACTCACGACCGCATGTTAATAATAACATAGTGTATGTATCATTGCAAGCGGTACTTATAAAAATAATAGCCAAAAGAAAGCCCGCTTCGGCGGGCTATAATTATACTTCAATGTAGTCGTCTTTACCTACACCACACTCTGGACATTCAAAGTCTTCTGGAAGTTCATCCCATTTTCCTTCTTTTTCTTCATTGTGTTCGTGTCCGCAGACTACGCAAATGTGTGCTAATTCCATTATAGTGTCTCCAATACCGATTGATATGCAGCCGCATGACGCTTCTCTACACCTTTTAGTGCATTGAAACGTTTTTCTGCCTTGGCCAATACTGCCTTGAATTGGTCAGCATGTTCTTTACTTTCGTTGATGTGTTCTTGTGCAAGATCAACAGCATATACAATACCTTCTTCTACAGCTTGATTCTGCATAGTTGGGTACATTGTAGTGAACTCATATGTTTCGCCTTCAATGGCCATTTCTAAACATTCTTTAGTAGAGGGTTTGCCAATTAGCAGTTCCAAATGACCCCATGCATGTAGCAGTTCTTGGTCAGCTGTATGTTCGAAATGTTTTGCAACATCTTCAAAACCTTCTGCACGGGCTAGTTTTGCAAAGTATCGATATTTAATATGAGCTTGTGACTCACCGGCTAGTGCCGCCTCTAAGTTCTTAATTGTAATTGACATAATGTCTCCTTGTGTGTAATAGTATATAGTCTATTAAAGTGCAAAATCAATAGGCTTTGGCTATAATTATTTTAATGATGCTAATAGTTTTTTTAAATTTTCAATTTCGTCAGCGGCTTCATCTAATAAGTCAGCGATCCTATCTGGTTTATTTTCTAGAACTGATAGTCTGCCGGGTATCTGTCTGCGTATTTCAGCACGTTTTCTTAAACGAAATACTAGACTTTGTTCTGCTACGGGCAAATGACTTTCATCAACTTGCATACCATATCTCCTTAAAGCCTTCTTCTTCAGTTGGCATTTCAAAGTTCCATACCATGTCAAACAGTACTGCTTCAGGAATTATCTTTCCTGGACGAGTTGCCAATCTGCGTTGATGCTCTTCTTCATCAGGCGTTTGGAATACAACTGCAATATGTTCGTAGTCGGGCAACATACGGAATTTCTTAGCACGACTGGCAATGGTCGTACTAGTCTGATCCCAAATTATAGTATGACCAAGCTCACGTGCTCTTACAACCTGTTCGACCATTAGTTCAACTGCCCGTGGCATATAATCCTTAAACACTTCTGAGTAAGTCTTGCCTTGGGATCTAGCATAGTCTTCTACAAACGCATCAGTTGAAACTATAGTCAGACCTAACGCCCAGTCTTGATTCTTAATCCATGTGCTTTTGCCCGATGCAGCCACACCGACTAGTTGATAACATTTAGACATGATGACCTTTAATTTCCTTATCCTTAATCAATCGAATAGCACGTTCCATTGAAATAACAATCTCACCCGTTGAGTCCATACCTACATCCAATGCACGATATTTTTCTAAACCACTAGCACCTCCGTGCAAGTGTCCGTGAAAGTGCAATGCTCCACGATGCATTTGATCCCACTCGGCGATCGGATAATGGAACATGACAATCCTGTGACCATCATATGTAATATCCAAATACTTGTGAATCTCCTTAAATGCTGTACGGAATGTTACATCCAACAAGGTTTTACGATCGTGATTACCTTCAACTAAAATCTTTGTGCCGTTTAAACGATTAATCATTCTACCGGCATCGCTACCTGACATGAACGCTACATCTCCTAAGATATAAACAAGGTCATCTGGTTCTACCCTATTGTTCCATTCTTCGGCCATTGCATTGTTCATGTAGGCAACATCGTTATTAAAACGTGCTCGAGTTTGGGGACAAAAACTCATAATGTTCTTGTGCCCAAAGTGCAAGTCACTAGTTACCCATGTTTTCATTTATTCACCTGTAAATTCTCGCACCCACTCGAAGTGAGTTTCGCTGGTCTTCATCCACTTGACATGTTCCCGCTTGCGCATGGGTTTCTCAAAGTCAAAGCAGACAAGGACCCAGCCCCTGTGTTCTGAAAATTGTACAGTCTCGGCAACTCTGACGATTTGTACAATCTTATCTTTCATTTTTGCTACAATCATCATGGTTATCCCTTTCTTCATATGTGTATTATACATTCAAACGGATACCCTGTCAATGTGCAGGGTATTGTGTTGTATTTTTACAACAGGTTAACTGCCGTCTGCTGTCCAAGTAGGATTTTCATCTTGCTGATACAAGTACGGACGATGACGAATTTCTTCTTGCTCATCATAGGTCCAACCTAGCGCCTTCATCATGCGATGCTTGACCAGTAGGTTAGGACTACGAAATCTCTCAGTATCGTTGAAGCCCATCATGACTCCAACTTCACATACAGCACCACTACGGCAAACACCCGCATAACAATGTACAACCACGTTCATGCGATTATCTAGAGCGTGTTGCAATAGTCGTACTAGTTCGTTGGCCTGATCTTGACTGCACTTCATAGCTTCTTCAAGAACTTCATCCTTTTCCTCTACATCCAAAAACTCAAAGTTGTGACGCTCTTTGAATTCGTGCTTGGCCTCGGGTCTCCAGCTTGCTGGATCAACAATACTAATCAACATACTGTTAGGTCCTGCATCGTGATGAAATCCAATTGGAATATTAGCAGCCGCTACATTTTCAATCCATGGCATAGTTGCCTCCTTAACATTCTACATCAACGTGTTGGCCTTTATCAAGACCTAATCGACGATTTCTTTCTATACGTTCTGCAACAGTACGATCAAATTTTTGTTTCTCAACAACCTTCTGATAATCTTCCTCACGTTTGTGTTGTAGACGAACTTGTTCTAGATTGTACTGCTGTATCTGATGTTGTTGTATTCTTGATATTTGCATATTATTCCTTAATACAAGATAGGTTCTTGTGTTGGTACTTCTTTTAGCGTAAGCATGATTTCTTCTTGTTCAGTGTGGACTAACTTTTTTCTTTCTAAGATTGATCGACGTTCTGCATCTTTAAGATAACACCAGTCATCAACAGCTTTGTAGTTGCCGCGAGCATCGCGTGGCACAGTATCATATATCCACCCTGTTAGGGCTTTTAGTGATTCAACAGTATTGCTAGGATGACTTCTAAGAATTGCACCATGAAAATCATTGGCCAAAACTGATGTAAAACAACTGCCGGGATTGAATCCGTGAACCAGGTAATTGTACATGGGCTCAGCAAACTCTTTAGGTACTTCCCAGTGTTTAAAAGTTTCCAGAATACGATTGCGGCTGTATACTGTCAGTTTCATTATATTCTCTCTTTCTTCATTCTGCCTATTCGACTTGCTTTGTTCCAATCATACTTGACACCATCTGGGCATACACCATCTTTGATAGAGTCAACTCCAAACATACCTACAAATTCCATGCCATCAGGACCACGAATTTTTACAAACTGTCCATATGCTTTTGCTGTTGCCATTGCACTTGCTAATGAAGAACAACTGGCAAGAGGGAATTCTTCTTTTGTAAATACATTATACAATATTTTTCCTTGTTACTACAATAAAAACTGCTACTATTATAAATAGCTTAAAGGGAGTAGCGAAAATGGAAATCTTACACAGAGTCATCAATCACATCAGCGAAGAGTTTAACCAAGAATGGATTAAACTAGTACTACACGATCCAGTTCATCCAGTAGATGAAACTAAAAATTTG